GCAGATAAACGCACCTAAAGGCACGAAAGGCATTGATGTGAACCGCGCTCTTGGCAAGCGGTCAGAGTATGCAGACCAACATGAAGTTCTATTACCACGCGGCACACAGTTGCGCGTGACGAAGATTTACGACAATGGACGCTTCAAAACTGTGTACGCTGAAATTGTAACTGACGGTACCAAAGCATTTGACATACCAGAAATTGAGGAGAATGACATGGACGATGAAGTCAAGTTGAACCGCAGTCACGATCGGTTAGGGCGTTTTAGTTCGGGTGGTGCTACAGGCACGGGCGGTGGCGGCGGCATTACGACAGGAGCTGATGGTGTCGTTCAGGGAGGAGGCGCTGCAAGCCAAGCAGAAAACAAACTGATTTTCAAGGGAGCAGATAATGCAGGTGTTGCAGCTAACGCAACTGCTGTAATAGGTGCGTCACAAAGTGCAAATGCTCGCTCACATGAAATGGGCGTAGGAACACTTGACAAGATAAAAATAACGCAAAAGCAAATTGAGCAGGGGTCATTCGGTCTTGCAGTAGGTCAGCACAGAGCGGCTGCTGCTGCACATGGAGAAAGAATGACACAAGCAAGCAGTGCTGGGCGCGAGAGTGATGCCGCCGCTCACAAATCAGCGGCTAACGAACACAGACAGGCAACTCGTAGCATTTTAGCAGTACAGGCTAGCTCACAGGCGACTTCTGCATCCGAAAATGCTACTGCAGCATCAGCTAAAGTGGCAAGTTTGGGAGGCGCTGCAGCACCACCTTATGCACAGGGTCAGGCGGCTGTTGCACACGCTACAGCAGGGCAAGCAAATGATAAAGCACGACAAGCACACTTTGATGCTCAAACTGGCAAAATGGGGGACAAGGTAAATGATACTCATGGCGTTGTGAAACGGCAGCACGCAGATGCGCGTGATGTGCATGAGTCAGCAGCGCGTGGATTTGCAGAGGCGGCGGGAGGCAAATCATTCGACATACCAGAAATGGAGGGCGATGACATGGATGACGAAACCAAGATGAATCGCAATCACGATGCTCGTGGGCGTTTTGGGTCAGGGAGCAGCGGAAGTGGTGGCGGCGATAGTGAAGGCGGCGATGGTGGTGGTTCTACTGAACTGGTGTCAGCCGACGAGAAATTCAACACAGGTGCCCAACGCGCTAGGGACGGTAATTATGGCGTGGGTGATGTCGTCTCTACGCCTAGTGACGGGAAGGGAGTCGCCGTTGGTTTTGACCGAGACGGTTCGTTTGCCGTTGTTCGCACATTGAAGGATGATTCTTACCGAAGCTACCACAATTCGGATTTGGGATTGGCCGAAACCAAGATGAACCGCAATCACGATGCTCGTGGAAGATTTAGCAGCGGTGGTGGTGGAGGTGGTGGAGGAGGCGGCGATGGTGCAGGAAGTGCAGAACCAAGCGGTGCTGGTGCGGCACAGGGAGGCGGCACTGCCGAGCCTACAGAAGCTGTAAGGCGTGTGCAAGCCGAATCACGGGATGCCAATGGAAGTTCAACAGAAATGGGCTTTATGCGGATGGGTAAAATAGCGATAGTTCAGGGACAAATCGAACAGGGACAATACTCACGCGCTATAGCTCATCACAAAGAAATGGCACAGGCACACGATGGTGAGCGTTCTGTGCAACTAGCCAAGATTTGGACATCCGGCACTTCTAATGAAGCTGCGTATCACCGCGCAGAAGGGCGTGAGCAGGGAGCTGCTGGGAACGCTCATAGGGCAGTAGTTGCCAGCCTAGAAAAACTTGATGCAGCACCAAAATCATTCGACACACCAGAGGATGAAGGCTTACAAATCTACACAGGTTTTGAGGTCAAGGCTTTAGGCAATGGCAAAGTGGGCGGTTATTTGGTGCGATATTCGCAAGCTAACTCACCTGATTTAGTGGGCGACTACTTTACTGACAAAAGCGATTTGGGTACGCAAACCTCACTTCCCGTGCTATACCACCATGGGCAGGACAAAACAATTGGCAAACGAGTGATTGGCACAGGCACATTGCGAAAGGATGATGTGGGCGTGTGGGTCGAAACACAGCTTGCGTTGCGGGACGATTATGAGAAGCACATCTATAAACTCGCCGAGCAAGGTAAACTCGGATGGAGTAGTGGGTCAGTATCACACCTTGTAGAACGCGAAACGAAAGGCAAGGGAGTGTCTTGGGTGAAGTCATGGTGGGTGGCAGAAGCATCGCTAACACCCACTCCAGCAGAGCCGCAAAATCACGCATTTACGAAAGGGCATCAACCACCTAATTTAGAGGACGACCTGTTAGAGGAGTCAGATGATGGTGTTGAGCCGACTGCCGACATTGTAACCAAAACCGAGGATACCGAAATGAGCGAACAAACGATAGACGAACTGAAGGCTGCAATTGCAGGATTGACCAAGCGGCTTGATGAGCCCAAAGTAGAAGCTGGCAAGATGGCTGCCTTTGTGAAGACCGTTGGTGGCGATCACGACGGCGGTTATGCGTTCAAACATTGGATACGGACGGGTGTGATGAACTCATACACCAAGAACAATGAGCAGGACTGGACTGCAACCAAAACCAATGTGCTGAATGAAACGACAGGCACCGAGGGTGGCATTTTAGTGCCAGAAGGTCTGTACACAACCATTATCGCAAAGCGGGACGAGATGAGCATCATTCGTGCTAACGGAGCAATGGTGATTCAGACCAATTTGGATAGTGTGCAAGTGCCTGTGGAAAACGCTCGTATGACCACAGCGATTGTGGCAGAAAGCGGGTCATATGTGGCGGCAGAGCCGACCTTCACAAGCAATGTGGTGCCCATCTACAAATTTGGCAATCAGTTGCGCCTGACCGATGAGTTGGTGTCAGATGAGCAGACCAACATTATGGGCTATTTGAGCAATGGGCTTGGGCGTGCCTTCGGGTTGATGGAGAACCAGTACTGCATTGCAGGCACAGGTAGTGCGCAGCCAAAGGGTTTGCTGACGGGCGGCACGGCGGCAATTACCGCAGCCAGCACAACGGCAATCACCGCAGCAGAGTTGGTAAGTTTGTATCATGCTCTGCCAGAGCCATACACCTCCAATCCATCAGAGGTGATCTTTGTCACTCGAAACGCCACGCTCGGCGCACTTCGCGCATTGGCTTCTTCGAGCATTTTCACCTTCAATTTGCAGCCGCAGGGCGACCAAGGTGCGCAGCAGTTGTACGGACACAAGGTAGCGGTCAGTGGCTACATGGAAGCCGCCACGACTGGCAAGAAGTCTATTCTCGTGACCAACCTTGCTGCCGGATACATCATGTGTGAGCGTGCTGGCATGGTGATGCAGCGCAATCCATATCTGCTGCAGGCAACCGGACAGATTGCACTCTTCAGCACGATGCGGTTTGGTGGTACTACCACGGTTGCTGAAGCCACCCAAATTCTTACACAGGCGTAAGAACATGGTTGTGCTATTCTCTACCGCTTGTTGCGGTGTTACCGAGGAAGGCAAGATTTGGGCTGTGCCTGATGGCGAAACTCTTGATGTGTCGCAAGAGTTAGCAGATGAAATGGTACGCTGCGGTTATGGAGTAGTGGTTGCCTCCAAAGCTGACAGCAAGCCAAAGCCAAAGGCAAAAGCAGGCGACTAATGGCTTACGCAACGGCTGCGCTCGTGAAAACATACTTGGGGATAACCACCTCATCTGATGACACGCTTATTACAGCACTCATCGCACGGGCGCAGTCAATGCTTGACAACTACACCCATCGCACCTTTGAAGTTACTGCCGACACGACCAAATACTTCAATGCGTATCTGGACAGAAGGCAGTTCAAGTTGTGGTTTACTGAAGGACTGGAGTTGGCTGCAAATCCGACCACCATCACAAATGGAGACCTGACAACACTCACCGTGAACACACATTGTGTTATGGTGCCAGCGAACAAAACGCCTTACTACGGTATCGAAATTCTGTGGTCTGCGCAAATGCAATGGGTGCAATCAAATGCAGGCGACCCACAAAGGGCAATTAGTGTCGTGGGAAAGTGGGGCTACAGCACTACTCCTCCAGACGATATTGTTGCCGCCACCATCAGGTTAGTGTCCTTTTTGTATCGGCAAAGAGAAAGCAGCGCAGATATGGATCGTCCGGTAAGTGTTGCAGATGGAATGGTACTGCTTCCTGGCCGATTGCCTGCCGACATCGCCGCCATTCTTGAACCATATCGCGTGTACACAAGATGAGCCATTTGCGAAATATCGTTACCGCATTGTCAGCACTCTCGGTCAGTTTTGTAGACGAAGTTACGAATACGATAACGCCTACATCATATGATGTGAGTGCTGTGCCAGCATCCATGGCTGCGGCAAATCTGCCTGTGCGTTTGTGGGGAACAACGAGAGGCAATAGTGGAGTGTCGCTGGAGTATGTTACGGCAGGCACTTCAGCAGGCAAAGTTCAGCATAATGTGACTGAACTGACCTTGCTGCAATTGGTTGGTTTAAGTCGGGTGTTAGACGAGTGGCCCGACACTATTCGTTACATGGATGCTTTGTTGTCCGTGTTGCAGACGAATCGAAGCATATACGCCCACTGCGAAATCACGGGTGCTAACTGCACTCGCGGAGTGTTTGAGTATCCGTATAGTTCAAACGAACAGTTTTACGGATGCCAGACAATTGTCAATATCACAGAATACCAATAGAGGCACAACACCATGGCAGTTTACTCAGCAAAGAATTTAGTTGTGTTGCACGGCAGCAACACATTGACACATGTCCGGTCGGCAAGCGTATCACCATCAATTGATACCGTAGAAATTACGGCAGCGGCTGATACTGCCAAAAGTTTCATCACTACCACAACGGGTTTTGAGGCATCGGTAGATTTGTTGGAAGATGACACGACCTCACTTACAGACACGGAATTGGCTGTCGGTACATCTGCCGTTCTGAAAATTCGCCCTGAGGGTACTGGAAGCGGTCTAATTGAGTACTCCGGTACAGCACTTGTAACAGGCTATCAGCACAGCTCGCCGTATGATGGTGTTGTGGCTATCAGCGTATCATTTTTGGGAACGACTGCACTTACCTCAACAGTACAACCGTAGTCGTGTCGAACAAAATTCGTTACGAGAGTGAACAGTTGGGAGTAAATGTTACATTTGTAGATTTACGCCAACGCCACATAGAAGCTTTTGCGGTTTACATACGCCC